TTCTCCCTTCTCTCCCTACCAATTTTCAAAACAAAAATAGCCATATACCATACTCTAACCAAATACTAATTTTACATTCCAATACCCCTCTATACCATACTTGACCTGCATCTAATAACGCAGTACACTTATCCCATGAAGAAAAGAATAGTTCGCCTCTTCAAGAAACCCAGCTATATTCTTTATGCGAAAAGGCCCACATCAGATAGATGGATTTATATTGTTAGCTTTTATGGGGAACAAGTAAACGATATAGCTCGCAGTTATCGCTATTTCATAACAGGTCCAGTAGATACCCAAGTTAGGAGAACTTACTAATGGAACATGATCCCGTTAATCACCCGTCACATTATACTTCTGATCCAAGTGGCGTAGAGTGTATAACAATTACCCGCCACAGGAATTTCAATATCGGTAATGCCTTTAAGTATCTTTGGCGTGCTGGCCTAAAAGATTCCCAGCCCACTATTCAGGAATTGGACAAGGCAATTTGGTACATTGAGGACGAGAAAAAGCGACTTAAGGAAATGGCCGCATCCCCTGTGGCAACAACCGAGGAACATATTAAAGCACACTTGGAATTCAGGAGTCGTCTAGTTCCCCTCTGTGGCAGAATGTATTATCCGAAGCAGACTTCCGCACTAATGGCAGAATGTGGTCGTGATTTGGGTCATGAAGGTCCGTGTTGTTAAAGTGATGTGTAATTAAGATGCCTAGACAAACCCTATTAAGTAAAATAAGTAGAACCGAAAAGAGCTTGGTTCGAGTGGGTAAAAATCCAGTTGAGTCTTTTGTAGAAAAATATGTTGGCAGGGGCGGGTTTTCCCAGCTTGCCAAAGAATCTGATACCTCTTATCAGTCAGTCCATAAAACTGTCCTCGGCCTGTATAAGAGTATTCCGCCGAAGATTGCTTCCCATATGGCTCGGATACTATCCGAGGAATCTACTCTTACTCACGACGGTATTAAATCAAACACATATATTTCTCCTTACGAGGCCGAACGTCAGCTTCAAAAGGAATACACGGAATGGACTAATCAAGGGGTAAAAGACCTTATTGAAGATATCCGCTGTGGTAGGATCGAAGCGGAAGCCTTATTTGTTCCTGCGCATAAATTGAGCGAGCATTATCCAACATTCAAGGCGTGGCGGCAGTCCATGAGTTATTCGCAGATTGATTTCTGCAAAACGTTCCTTCTTCATCAGGCTATTATCAATAAGTACGAGAACGGGGAAATGAAAGACCTTCCTGTTTCCCTAGTTGATAGGGTTGAACAATTGCTACAGGCATTGTTTGATTACCCTGAGGCAGTAAAAGGCGGATACGTTCAGGCTTCTGATTCAATCAAAGCCTACACTTACGCATTGAAGAAACTACCAGTAATAGAGCAGAAAGCAAGTTAAATGGAGTCGGATTCTAATTCCCTAATTAAATCGGCTGAGGAAAAAAGTTCAGACGAGCCGTTCACGCTCTTTGGCTTCCTAGAGCCGGAGACAGGCGCACAGGACGAGCCAGAGGGTGCTGAGACGGTGCCCTATATAGGGAGTGACGACGTTCCGAACCCTGCACAGATTATTGGTGAAATTGTTTCCCAGCAAGAAATGGATCAGGTATTAAAAGAACTTGATTGGCGGCAGCGTCAGAACATTCTTCTAATTTCTCGCGGCCAATTTGTTGCTGGGGAACCTCTTACTGCACAGGCAATTAGCCAAGTATGGCCGGTCGGCCTTAATCACAACAACACAGTTGCGAAGCATATTACTGATCCCGAAGAAAGGGGTCGGATATTCCGCGCTGGATTTAGGCCCTCTGTGGCACAAATTCAAATCTACATGCAGACTCCCGAATACCGGGAAGCCATGAAAGAGTTTGGAATTGAGCTTGACCCTAATGACACTGGCCTTACTGCTGAGCAACTTGGTTTTCTGACAATTCTTACCAACGTTGCTGATGGTAGGGATTTGAAGCGGAAACTTTCTGCCGCCGGTATTCCTTGGAGCAAATTTCAGGTGTGGCTTAAACAGCCCCTATTTGCCTACCGGTGGAACAAGCTGGCTGGGGAAACCCTCAAAGAAGCGGTTCCACATGCTCAAATTCAGCTTGCCGCTAAAATGGCTCAGGGTGATATGACCGCTATTAAATTGGGCTTTGAAATTACCGGATTCCACGATCCGAATGGTAAGAAACAGATTGATGCGGAGGCATTCGTTGGCGTAATCTTGGAGGTAATCGAGGATTCTATTAAAGACCCCGAACTCCTTAAAGAAATTGCCACGAAGATTCAGCTTCGAGGTACGAAAGCTTTGGGAGGTTAATTCGCACCTTAAAGGAGTACTATGAGTACATCAACTCCCACAATTGGGTTGGTGAAGCCTGCAAAGCCGGAACAATATAATCTTGACGTTGTAAACAACAACTCAGATGCTATTGATTCGGCTTTTGCTGCGGATCGGCTCGAATTCAGGAAAATGGCGCAAGGTCTGAAATATCAGGCTGAGCGTACTGCGGATACTTCCGCAGGTACAGACGTAATAGTCGACTTTCTTCCGGCATTCCCATTCAAGGGTGGCCGTAAATACGAAATTATGTGGGACTTTAGCTTTCGTGTTGGGAATGTTGATACCTTCATTTACTGCACTCTGTGGTCAGCAGCAGCTACAGAAACCAACCTAAACAATACTGGTCTTACGCTTTTGGGTGGAAAGACAAAGGGTGCCCATCTTGCAAATACAGGTATGCATTCTGGGCCTATTATTGTTGAGTTCCAACCCTCTGTGGATAGTAACCTAGTCATTAAATCCCGCTTTCAGCGAGTAGCTGGAACTGCTGTTGCTCTTATTCAGGCAAATGCCGGTGAAAAATGCACTTATACTATTAAAGATTTGGGTGCTCAATTCTAGAGTCTTTACTTATGTGATCTGTTTCACGTAATATTCCCCTACCTAATAGTTCTACGTAGGGGTAGGGTTATGTGTACACATTCAATTCGTCGTGATTACCGTTACATGCCTTGGGCTGGTGAAAGACAATGCCGATGGTGTGGTTGTACGGAATCAGAAAAAGAAAGGCAGGAATCATGTCAGATAGCGCCTCTGAGCCTAACGACGTAGATCAGTTCCTTAAGAAAGCAAAAAGGACTGTAGAACTTACTGTTCAAGATACCTTTCTTAGTGTAGCCCCAGAAGACCTTTACATTGTCTGGTTTGCAAAGACTTTGGGAAACTGGAAGGCTCTAATTAGCACTGATAGCTACACTGGTCTTTATTGGGAAGTTACCTATAATGGTGCTAAGCAGGAAACGTATGTGGATCGGTATATCAAAGAATCCAATATTGCGATCTCAGACGAGGTTTTTGTCTAATGGCAAACGGTCAATATGGGCGTCCCGATCCTATTTCAGTAAAGGAGTTTCACACATTTGCTGACACAGATTCAGGAAAAGAAGCTCTCCATCACACTTTGGGAATTGGCCCTAATCAAGCCTCTCCCGGCAGTCATACTCATGATGGAAATGATTCGGCTCTTGTTATTCCCGGTACTGCAATTACAGGAACAAAGGCTACAGTTGCTTGGGCTTCCTCAGTGAATGCGATTCTGGTAGCCTTGGGAGCAGTCGACCAAAGCACCTAATAACTGAAAGAAGTAGTAATTATGGCTCGGAAACAGGATGATATTCCTACCGGGGCTGATTTACTAAGTATGGTAGGGCGGCGTCTATATCAGGCGGCCGCCCTTCCTAATATGACTAGGTATCAGCCACATAAAAAGCAATTCAAGTTTCATACAAGCAGTAAAAAGGGTCGGTTATATATTGGTGGTAACCGAGCCGGTAAAACAATTGCAAATGTGAATGAATGCCTTTGGTGGATTACCAAGACCCATCCCCACAGGAAAATGCCTGACGAGCCTGTACGTGGTCGTCTAACCTGTGTTGACTTTCTTAATGGTCTGGATAAAATCATTCTTCCGCTATTTAAGCAGTGGCTTCCGGCAAAGTATTTGGTAAATGGAAGCTGGGAAGATTCCTACGATAAAGAGCACAAAACCCTGACTCTGGAAAACGGTTCCTTTATCGAATTCATGTCTTACGATCAGGACTTGGATAAATTCGCAGGAACGTCCCGGCACTTTGTTTGTTTTGACGAAGAGCCACCAAAGAGCATTTTCAATGAATGCCGCGCTCGTCTAGTTGATACTGGCGGTTCTTGGTGGATTTCCATGACCCCTGTGGATGGTATGACATGGGTTTATGACGACATTTATGAGCCTTGGGAAAAGAACCCTATTGCGGCTCGATTTGATGTTGTTCAGGCAGATATGCTGGATAACCCGCACATTACAAAGGAAGAAGCCGAAGAATTCCTTTCTGGACTAGACGAGAAAGAAAGGGCGGCGCGTGAACATGGCCACTTTGTCCAGCTTGGAGGACGAGTATTTAAGAAGTTTGATTCCGACGTCCATAAAACCACTTACTTTGGGCAATTTAGAGTCACGGATGAAATGCGAGTCTATACGTCCATTGATATTGGATGGGCGCACCCGACGGCTTGGCTTTGGCATGCAGTTGAACCTAGCGGACATATTACCACGTTTTATGAAATGGTTGAGTCGTTCGTTACTATTGAAGAATGGTCTAAACGAGTCAAACAATTTGAGCGTGAAAATCATATCCGAGTTTATCTGCGAACGGGCGACCCTGCACTTAAGCAAACACGTAGTAACACCGGAACTTCGGATATTCAAGAATATGCACGTCATGGGATCTATTTGGCGGTCGAAGGTGTACCACGCGAGGTTAATATCGGACTGGTCAAAATTGAACAATATATGCGTCCAGACGACGATCCCCGAGAGAATAATCGACCGTATTGGCAATACACTGAGAACTGTACAATTCTTGAGCATCAAATGGCCCGTCTCCGTTGGGCTACATATGCGTCAAAGAAACTACAGGAAGAGAATGCGCCAAAGGGCACCATTCACAAAAAGGATGATGATGCGCCTGACTCTCTCAGATATTTTATGACCTTGATGCCTGACCTATCATTTAGCGATACTGTATTGGACAGCTCTCTCCTGCCACCTACTAATTTCAAGGTCACGGAGGGTTCAGGGGACTTTAATTTCGATAGAATGTTGGTCACTACTCCGACTAGCAATTCTATTTATGATGTTTACGAATCCGAGTCCAATTGGGGCTGGGAGAATTAGGAGCAGTTATGACTACCATTGACGAACTTCAAGAAGTTTATGGCG